GGGGCACAACATTGGTTAGTTGCTGATAACATCGGTGATGGTATGGCTATCAGTTTTGACCCTACTAAGAATCTGCCTGCTAGCGGCAATGGTGGTGCTATAGTTACCAATGATAGGCAATTATGGGACTTTGCATACAGTTATCGCAGTAATGGGAAACATGAACACGAAACGCACGGAACCAATAGCAGAATGAGTGAGCAAGAATGTGCGCAGATACTTGTCAGAGCAAGGCATTTAGATAACTGGCAGTGGCGTAGGAAAGAGATACGACATTATTATCTAGACGAATTCAAAAACTTACCTTTTCATTGTTTGAGTAGAGATCATCTAGTACACGCAGATCAAAAATTTGCCATCTATACTGAAAAGCGAGACGGATTGAAAATGTATCTGGGGGATAAACAGATAGAAACAAAGATTCATTATAAAAAAGCACTAAGTGAATATCCTATCGCTAAAGATTTGTCTAAACCTGATATGTTAAGCACTAGTGTTATGTTGACGAGGGGATTATTGAGTTTACCTATATATCCTGAGTTGACAGATAGTGAAGTAGAATATATCGCCGAACAAGTAAAGAACTTTTACAACACTATTTGTTAAGTTCGTCACTGATCTTCTTTTGTTCAATGTACCACAATTGCCAGCCTTCTAATAATTTACTGCAACTATGATGCTTTGTATAGTTCTTAGTGACAGTCTTTAAGAACTCGCTGAAAACTATGCTAGGTTGATCTATAGTATCTAACGGCTCACATTTTTCCATCAATACTGCTGGCACATCGGGAAATTTCTGCTTTACCGGTACAGTAGTCGAACAGCCGGCTAGCAATAAAATGCAGAGGGTTGTGCAAAATAGCAGTAGTTTTTTACTCATTTCTTGTCCTCTGGTGGAGCCTCGTTTTTAGCAGCCATGTTATGTGCTTTGATAGCGATCTCAGGCACAGTACAAGTGTTATCAAAGACTTTGACTTCTCTATCTATATATTCGATTACTTTGTCGCCCTTGACCTTGATTACTTGCTTTTGAGTGATTACTTTTTCAACGATCTCTGTATTGACTACAGCCGATTTGGCCTCGGCCTCAGCGACCTTGACTTCCATCTCTTTGACCCTCAGTTCCCATTTGGCTTTTTCTGCTAATCCACCCTCTAGATAGACACCTAGAGACAACAATATTAGGCTTATTATCTGTATGGGTAGTTTGTATTTGCTTACGAACGGTATAAAACCAAGCACGAAACCCGCTATAGTTCCTACTACGCCTGCTAGGAATATGAGATGAACCACGAATTCTGGTAACCAGTTGATTATCCACATAATGATATTTATGCGATAAATACATTTAGGAGTCTAGAAATATGGCCATTCAAATTATAAATGTAGGTACATTGCCCAACGATGGTGAAGGTGATCCGTTAAGAACGGCCTTCCAAAAAATCAATAATAACTTTGCTTACCTACAGCAAACAAGCACTAATATCGCTAAAACAGTGACGTTGAATGATGCTCCTAATCAGGCAATTTTCGAATATCCAGCAGACGAATTCACTATGGGACTGTTTCAGATCAAGAGTTATCGTGACGATAATAACGACAGCCAAATGGTTTTTATCGGGGCTGAGATATATAACGATCTATCAAATGTCAAGTTTACTGTTTATGGAATAACTAACGTAGGCAATTGGTTGACTCAATATGGTATGGATGTGTCAGGTGGCAACGTTAGAATATTAGTAAGTCCTATACAGGATGAAGTCATCACGCACTTTATCAGTTATCAAATAACATATGAAGGTGATTTAGGCATGGGTGTTCCTATGATATCAGAAAATGGCAATGGATTAGTTACTGAGACCGGAAACGTGTTCATCACTACAGAAAATTAAAATGCGAGCAAGAGAATTTCTAACAGAGCAAGAATTGAGTGATGTCCACGATGGATTGGATGTCGCATTCTTGTCGCTACCGTATACGTATATGATACCTGAACTAAGCAACAGCAACTTCTACGATATCTATCGTTTCGGAGTAGCGATAGCCGCAGTTCGCGGTGAGGGTGGTAGTGAAGATAAAGTGCAGGATAAAAACAGACCTAAGTTTCGTCCTGAAAGTAAGTTAGGCAAGCATCCTACAGTAAGTAGTTTTGATCCTAATGTAGGCAAAGTCATAGATCAAGCATTAGCAAAAGTAGACAGACATGGTAAAGTAGCAGTAAGCAGTCCAGGTAGTGAAGAGATGAAAGACACTAACAAAGGCTCGCCGGTCAAAGCATTCAAAGGTTATCCAAAATGAGAGCCAAAGAATTTGTAGCAGAAAGAAAAGTAGGTAAAATCAGTCAAAGACATCAGCAATCTACAAGAGGATTACATGTGTTTGCTGATAGTAACTATGATAGAACATATGACTTGAACCGTGTCATGATGGCAGTAGCAATTACTGACGGGACATTTATTCCTGAATTAGATCAAGAAAGTTGGGCCGGCAAATATAATACAGCACATGCCTATACCGAGACTGAAGCCGACATGCTTAAGGCAGCATACAAATCAGCCGGAATAAAATACAAAGACTTGAATAATGGCGATATGGATAGTAAAGAATTAGATAGCACAAATATTAAAAGTCCCATAAAGCCATTCAAGGGCTATAAAAAATAATCTACTAGTATTTTGAGAATAAGTATTGTTAAATCAACATAGGATTTAACATGCAAAATTTAATCGATATCAATCAGACACTAGACCTAGTCAAACTCAAACTATACAACGAGTGGCTTTACACTGCCCATATCTATGATGAGGGCGACAGCAAGATGCATGAAGGCTTGACGACCAAAGTTGTAGAGCAATACATCGACCCATTAAACTTACCTAAAGACGCTAAGATTCTTGATCTTGGATGTGGCCCGGGCTACTTCTTAGACGAGATGAAAAAGCGCGGATACACTGACTTGACTGGGGTCACATTGAGTCCTGGTGATATCAAGATTTGTGAGGGCAAAGGCCACACTATCAAAAAGTACGATCTAAGTTTCATACCTCAAAGAGACGGGTACTATGACGAGAGTGTAGACTTTGTATTCCTTCGTCATGCATTAGAGCATAGTCCATATCCTATCTTTAGTTTGATGGAATATAATCGCATATTAAAGCAGGGTAGCAGAATATACATTGAAGTTCCTGCCCCGGCTTGTGATCGCAAGCATGAATATAATCTAAACCATTATAGCATTTTAGGACAAGACCAATTGATCGCGTTATTGCAGAGAACAGGGTTCCGTATTGATATCTTCCAAGCAGTTGAATTTGGAATTGCTATACCTAACGTCACTAATGACGATGGTACTCCTAAGGAATTCAAAGAGAAGTATTTCTGTATCGTAGCAACTAAAGATCGTCCTCTAGACATCAAGTAATAAGCCCTTTAACGATAAATACTCTCATAGATTAATTTTTTATGAGAGTATTTTTATGGCTACACCAGATCCAAGTAACGTTGCACCGTGGTATTTACGCAACATTAACCAAGCGTTAGCATTAGACGAAACGTCCGGAAACGTCTATGTACGCACGGATGTACAGATTGCAATTGCACTTGCCGTAGCATATACAGCAACCAATGCAGATTTGTTGTGAAAAATGGGCTGGAAAGAACTTACTAACTAAGAATAATAAGGTGAGAAAAAATGAAGAAGTTTTTGATAATTATACCATTGATATTATTAGCAGGGTGTGAATTTAAATACCGCTATGAATGTCAAGACCCTCAAAATTGGGGGAAAGAGATGTGCAATAATGATGTCTGCAAAGCAGAAGGTGATTGTGCAACTGATCTTTTAGGATTCACTCCTACAGTAGCCGAACAATTTAAAAAAACAAATGGCGAACCTGAAGCACCGGGCTTTGCGAGAAAATTTAGTAAACCGGCTGACCAAAGTATAAGTAATAGTGGAGATTGCAAACCTTCTGAGAAGCCGAAGTTTAAGCCCTTTAATTCTACAGTACAACAAAATACATTTAAGAACAGTCAACAGAATAATTCGAATCCAGTGGACCCAATAAAAAGACCTAAAGCAGAAGAGATGGTAGGACAGATAGAAGAGGTTGAAAGACCACTAACTATGAATACGATTGTTGAGACCTCAGGTCACAACAGTGCAACAAAAATTAACAAATGGTAAGAGGAAATTATGTTTAGCGGAAAAAGATATACAGAAGCAGAATTACAAGCAAGAATGCGATTCATAATCGGTGTTCTTCTTGCTATGACATTGACAGGTATCGTATTTGTAGTATTATACTCATTGATCTTTGTCACACAACCATTAGGTGGTCAAGCACCAAACGATGCTGAGTTCTTTAAACTCATCACACCTATAGCAACATTCTTGACAGGTATATTGTCGGGTATCATGTTAGGTAAACCTAATTCACATGATGATCAACAAGAACAACCTGAATTAGGTCCACACAAAGAACCTATGATGTTAGATGATGACAAGGATCATATAGCATGAGTTTAAAGGCTTTACAAGAAAAAGTAGGTGTAACAGCAGATGGTGCCTGGGGTCCAGGCACTTTCAAGGCTGCTATGGCTTATTTTGAATTGAGCCCAGCAAGAGCCGCACACTTCTTTGCACAGACTGCGCATGAGAGCGGTGGATTCAAAGCGTTCAGCGAGAATCTAAATTATAACGCAGCCGGATTACGATCAATATTCGGAAAATATTTTCCTGACGATTCAATAGCAAATCGTTATGCGAGACAACCTGAGTTAATTGCTAACCGTGTATATGGTGGTCGCATGGGTAACGGTCCTGAAAGTTCAGGCGATGGTTGGTTATATCGTGGTCGAGGTGCACTACAGTTGACCGGTAAAGATAACTATTATGCCTTTGCACAATTCTGCGGCAGACCAGATGTGATGAGCAATCCTGACATTGTTGCTACAGAATTAGCATTTGAAAGTGCATTCTTTTTCTTTGAGAGAAATAAATTATGGGCTATATGTGATCAAGGCGTGAGTGATAATGCTATATTATCATTGACTAAGCGAATCAATGGTGGCACTCATGGACTTGCTGATCGTAGCGAGAAAACAAAAAAATATTTTATGTGGACAGCAGGTGCAAGTCCTGTCGTGGCAGTTTCCGCTCCTTCAAGACAAGATGATGACGAAGAAGAAAATACTACAAGATCGGAAAAGTTTTCAGTTACGCCTGATATGCAGTTAAGCGAGCATTTCAACTTAAGAGAGTTCACACGCTCCGAGACTGCTATGCGTAAAGGAATAGATAACACACCGGGACCAGTACATGCAAAAAATTTACAAAAAGTTTGTGAGAACATACTTGAACCAGTTCGTAATAACTTCGGTCGCCCTGTTCGTGTTAACAGTGGCTATCGCGGCCCCGCTCTTAATAAAGCCGTCGGCGGAAGTAGTAAATCTCAGCATTGCAACGGAGAAGCAGTAGACTTTGAGATAGACGGATTGCCTAACCCGGAGTTAGCAAAGTGGGTGAGTGATAATTGTGAGTTCGATCAGATCATATTAGAGTTCTATAATCCTAAAGAAGGCCCTAACAGTGGTTGGGTACATGCTAGTTACTGTGAAGGGAACAACCGCAGACAGATATTGACTGCTGTTCAAGAAAACGGAAAAACTGTATACAAGCCGGGTTTCGTTGTATAAAATACTAAATAATAGAGAGGACAATATCATGGACATGACTCAATTAACACAAATAAGCAATTCAAGTTCGGGTATCGACGGACATTTAGCCAGAAGAATTTTGTCTGCTATTAACGGAGTAAAGAACAACACTTTGACTATTCCTAAAGCCAGATATCATGTGAGACAATTAATGTTTACATTTGGTAAAGAAGATTTTGATAATAAAAATTATATTATTGATGCTGTAAAACATGTCTTAGATAGGCAAACGAATATAAGTTCTTTATGACTTGAATAGTTCATAAATAAATTTATGAACAACGGATCAACTCTTATAAAAGATCCATATACTAAAACCGTCTTTAGTACAGATAAAGAACTTGACGATTTTGTGAAGTGCTGTGACCCTGAATTAGGGTACCTGTACTTTATGGATAACTTTTTTTACATACAACATCCTACTAGAGGTAGCATGTTGTATCATCCCTATAAGTATCAAGAACGATTGATCGATACTTATCACAAGTACAGATATAGCATAGCACTCATGCCTAGACAGAGTGGTAAGACAACAAGTGCCGCTGGATATCTGTTGTGGTATGCGATGTTTGTCCCTGACTCAACTATTCTGATTGCCGCACACAAATATGCAGGTGCGCAAGAAATCATGCAACGCATACGATATGCTTATGAAGCATGTCCTATGCATATCAAAGCAGGTGTAGCGACATACAACAAAGGATCACTATTCTTTGATAATGGTAGCCGTATCGTATCAGCCACGACAACTGAAAATACTGGTCGTGGTATGTCTATCTCATTGTTATATCTTGACGAGTTCGCATTCGTAAGACCAACAATCGCAGAACAGTTCTGGACTTCTATCACACCGACTCTAGCGACTGGTGGTAAGGCTATCATTACAAGTACCCCAAACAGTGACGAAGATCAGTTCGCATTGATATGGAAAGGTGCTAACAAGACAGAAGATGAGTTCGGCAACAAGACAGATGTAGGTGTAAACGGATTCAAATCATATAGATCATATTGGAACGAACAGCCCGGGCGTGATGAGGCGTGGGCCGAACAGATGAAGAGTCAGTTAGGTCTTGATCGTTTCAATCGTGAAATCGGTTGTGAGTTCATCATCGCAGACGAAACATTAATCAATCCTAATACACTCATACAATTAGAAGGACTAGAACCAATATCACGTATGGGACAAGTACGTTGGTACAAGAAGCCTACCAAAGGTAACATCTATGTTGTAGGATTAGATCCAAGTCTTGGTACTGGTGGTGATCCTGCTGCCATACAGATTTTTGAAGCGAACACTACTACACAGATAGGTGAGTGGAAACACAATAAGACAGAGATTCCGCAACAGATTAAACTATTAGCAGAAATCAACAAGTATATCGTAGAATGTACAGGTGAGCCTAACAATCTATACTACAGTTTGGAAAACAACAGCATAGGCGAAGCGGCATTGATATCATTAAACGAGTTCGGGGAAACCAATGTCCCTGGTATATTCTTCAGCGAATACGGTAAAAAGCGC